CGTTGTCCGTGCCCCATTCGCTCTCTACGTTGATCTGCATGTTTGACTGCGTGGCCGGCTTCTCGATGCCGCCCTTGCCCTCAAACTCTGCTCCATAGCCAAGCATGATCAGCGACTTTGTGCCCACCAGCCATTGCAGGGGGCTACTGTCGTCGGCCTCTGCTGTCTTGTAGACGGCGTCATCATCGCCAGAGCCGGGCGTGAAATCGAACGACAGCCCAGGCCGCGAGCCCCACACAGTCTGCGGGAACCGCGCGGTGCCGCCGAACCACAGACGCTGCTGGTAGAAGCTCACCGTAGTGGGGTAGCCGTCGATGGCATTCCAGGCCGGATGCAGCAGCACCCAGGCATCAGCAGGTGCGGCCGTCGTGCCGTCCAGTTCGCGCACGATGACGCCAGCAAGGATCGTTGTACTGGTGAAGCCCGTGATGCGCACAAGCCCGCCGTTGATGTCCACATGCGAGCCAACGTCGGTAGAGCGCCAGCCAGCCGCGGCGAGCGTCAGGTTGCAAGTGCCACCTATCGGCGTTGCCGCGCTTGGAGTGCACGTCGTCTGCGGTGACGCGCCGATGGTCCATTCCGTCGTGAACGCCACGGTGTTGGAGAAAGCCTGGGTGATATCGACCGTCACCACCGTCGTACTTGACCATGCCGTGATGACAGCGGATCCGGTGTTGAATGTCAGCGTGCGGCCAACGTCAGACGCCAAGAAGGCGGGCGACGTAGACGTGGCCGTGCGCCCGGTGCCGACCGTGCCAAGGCTGAGCGTGACAGTCGTTGTCGGGCGTTCGCCAGCCTCATACATCGGAGACGGCGCGAACGGCACACTGTCAAACACCCACTGGTTGTCCGCGAACCTGCGCAGCCGCTTCGGCGCGATGTCCGGGTGCACGATGACCATCGTGTCACCGCTGCTTGCATAGTCCATCTCCGCGACCTGGTCAGACAGCAGGCCAGTCGTGAGCGTGTACGGCACACCTGGTGACGCCTCCACCAGTTCGCGGTCACGCCACACGCGCATGGTAAAGCCCATCTCCAGCATGTACGCGTCCGTGCGGCTGAAGACGAACGGCACCGGGCGCACATTCCCTGGAGTGCTGTGCACCACGGCTTTGAACCGCATGGGCGGGCGGATCGTCACGCCGCCCTGTTTCATCACCACCACGTTGCGCAGTAGCGGCGCGCTGCTGTTGTACTTCTCCAGGTCAGCGCGGCCCTCAAGCTCCGGGCTGAACTCGCCAGCGCTGAAATTCGTTGTCAGTACCTGAACGCGCGGCATGCTCAGCCCCCGCGGCAGTCGATGAACGGCGAGTCGCCAATCTCTTCCGGCGGGTTCTCCTGGCCGTCAACGCTCTTGGCTTGCTTCAGTGCCGCCTCGTAATCGGCCTTCGCCTCGGCCTCAAGCGACGTGCTCTTGGTGATCGGGTAGGCCAGCGCGTATCGCATGCGCTTGGTCATCACGTGCACCAGCAGCGCGTCCCAGTTGCCCTCCGACACATCGGCGATGTACCGCAGATACAGCGCGTCCGTGTCCGCCAAGAAGCGGCCCTTCTCGAAGCGGAAATCCTGGTTGCCATTCTCCCCCACGTCCAGCGTCCGCAGCCAGTCGCTGGGCTTGGTGAACTGCTTGCCATAGCCATACGCCGGCGCGGCAGACAGCGGAGCGAGAATCACCCGCGTGACACAGCAGTTCCAGGGATGCGCGCGCATCACCTCAAGCCTGGCCGGTGGGTACAGGTTGGCGCACAGCGTCGCCGCTCGCGTCTCGTCTGCCAGCGAGTTGATGGGATCATCGCCCAGAGACATCAGGGCTACGCTGCAGATTTCGACATCACTTGCCATGCTGCCTCACATGCAAAAATGGGGGCACGAAGCCCCCATGAAAGACCAAGCCAAGGAGAGGATCAGTCGTTGCTCAGATACTGGATGTAGAAGGCCATCTGGATGTTGTCCGTGGGGTTCGCGCCCTCGATGGTCACATACACCTCTGCATCGGCGGTGGTCACCGAATCGATGCCGTCCACGATCAGCGCGCCGTTGTTCAGCAGCGTCCGGCCGGCAGAGGCCACCGACACGTCAACGGCAATGCCGTCCGCATCGATTGCAACCGCCGTGGTCCAGTCGCGCAGGCCAACGTCGATGGTCACCGAAGCGCCCATCGCGCCGTGCGACACGTAGGAGGTCGGCAGCAGCCGCGAGCCCTTGGGCAGCTTCATGCCCGACGCAAAGGTGTCGTTCTGCGCCCATGCCGCCGCTGCCGGCGACGTGAACACCAGCGTGCGCACCTTGCCGTCCACGCTGGGCAGGACCTTGGTGCCAGCCGCCTTCGCGGTTTTCTGGCGAGAGTTGAATTCAGCCATGGTTCATGCTCCTTGCGCGTTACTGGAACGCAATCTCGACGATCTTCTTTTCGTCCTGGCGGGCCGCCGCGTAACTGGCACCCATGGACACCTGCCACAGTTCCTTCTTGTCCGGCCGCTTGGACACGTTGCCTTCCTCATAGCCGCGACCGAAGTGAATTCCGCTCTTGGCCCAGGCGATGGTGTAGTACGTGGATGCCGTGAACGTCAGGCCGTTGTACGGAATCCAGGTGTAGCCCATCCAGCGCTTGGACACGTCGCCTTCCTGCAGCATCTTGACGGCCATGAAGTCGGCACTCGTCAGCGTGGTGTCGGTGAGGATGTCCGTCAACATCTCGTCGTTGTACGCGATGTACAGCTCTTCGTCGCTGTGATGGTCGGCTTCGTTGCGACGGAAGATGGCCCGCGACTGGATGAGCTTGGCTTTCGTGAAGCCAGTCGAACTGTGCGCGATCTGCTGCGAAGCGGGAAGCGCCGTGCTGGTGCCGTCCTTCTTCAGGACCGACCCGCGCGCCGCGGCGTAGATGATGTCATCGATGCGGCGGTTCTTCTTCGACATCAGCAGCTTCATGTAGTCGCCGCCAGTGACCGGGTTCACCAACATCTTGTGGATGTCGTTGCGGTCCAGCGGAACGGCCTCGAAAAAGTCGCTCATGGCGGCGATGCGCGCCTGATGCTCGGCGATGGTGAACACGGTGTCGCCGTGGCGGGTCGTGTTCTCGGCCATCTTTGAGCCGTCATCGCCCATGAAGTTGACGGTGAACGACTCGCCGGTGATGGTGCCGCGGTCAACGACTGCGGTTTGAAGACGGGACTCCTTTTGGCTCGCTTCGGTGCGAACCGCGGTGTCCCACTGCTGAACGAACCACTGAGGAACGGTGGACATTTGGTTTGACTCCAGGGGTTTGCTTACGCCTGTGGGTCAGGTTGTCCTTTGCAGGGCCTGTAGTCGCGCACTGCGACCGGCTTTCACGTCGCGCGCCGCGGGCTACTTTAGGTTGACCGCGGAGCCACCGCGGGCCTGTTCGCGGCAGTATCAACGCGACCCACCCGCCAAATGCGACTAAACGCTAGGGCCGTCGCCGTGCACCCGGCGGAAGTGGTCCTGCACCTGCTTGCTCACCCGGGCGTGATCGGCATGCCGCGGGTTGCGGAACGCCTCGCTCGCCATCATCGAACGGATGCCGCTGTCATCGGATGCCGCTGCAGCAGAGCCAGGGTTCGGCGTGCGGTCTTCGCGCATCTCGCGGCCGAAAGCGGCGGCAAGCTGGATGAAAACCGGGTCACGCCCGAAGCGCTCCCATGCCTCCGTGCGGATGGCCTCTGGCGCGCTGTTCACGGCCCGCTGCGCATCCTGAAGCCCGGCCTCGTAGTCCTGCGTGTTCGTCCACACCTTCTGCAGCTCGTTGCGCGCCTCCTGCGCCGACAGCTTCACAACGGCATCCATGATGCCAGGCATCATCTCCAGGTGCGCCTCGACGGCCATCTGGTACTGTTCTTGGCTGTAGCCGGCCTTGTGCGCGCGCTCCCGAAACGAAGCACTCAGCGCATCATCGAGCTTGACATCCTTGAACGCTTCGGGCGGCATGAACTTGTAGTCGGCCGGCGTGGCGGGCGCCTGCGGGCCGCGCTGCTTCTCCAGATGCGTGTACGACTCGGCTTGCTTGGCGAGCGTGGCCTCGGCGTCGTACCTGCCGTCCGCGGTCTTGACGTGGAACTTCTCGGGAACCTTGGAAATCCAGGCCGGGGCCCCAGCAGGGGCGGCGGGCGCCTGGGCGGGCGCGGCAGGTGGCGAGCCAGCGGGCGGCCGCTGCAGCAGGGAATCAGGCTCTGCCGGCGCAGGCGCGGCAACGGCCGGCGCTGTCGTAACGGCGGGCGCCTGGGCAGCCGGCACAGCAGGATCTGCAACCGCAGGCGCTCCGCCGGCCGGGGCCTCAAGGACAGCGTTCATCAGGATCGGGCTCTTACGAAACATCGTTCTCTCCTTGGTCTTCGACACCATTCCCGGCGTTGATCATCGCCAGGATGTAATCCAGCAATTCGCGGTGGGCCGCGGTCCTGTAGGTCTTGAGCACGGCGTCAATGCCGCCATCGGTGTGCACCTTGGCGCGGCCGAAGCGCTTGATCAGGTCTTCCAGGATCACCTGCCCGCGGCGGTCCGTGTCCAGCAGGTCACGGTACAGCCCGGCCAGGTGCTGGCGGTCTTCGTTCGGATGCTGCATCAGGCGACCCGGGACAGCCGCTGCGCCATCGCGCCCTGCATCTGCTGCTGTGCGCCCTGCTGCATTGCAGCCTGCTCCTGCTCTTGCTGCACCTGCTTGGCTGCGTCTGCCTTTTCCTGGCGGTATTTCGTCGTGCTGCGAGCGTCGCGCACCAGCTTGTGCGGCACGCCGAGTAGCTGCGCCTTGATCCGCTTGGCTTCATCCCAGTCATACAGGTCAAGCGTGTCCGGGGCCACCTGCGCAGTAGCGGCAAGATCGGCCTCGTATCGGTCCATGGCATCCACGTCGCCCTGCTTCTGGGCACGTGCCAGCGGCGACAGGTAGCGAACCGAGAAGTTGCGATTCAGCAGCGACTCGGGAGGCTTGCCAACGAGCTGGAACCCGCTGCGGATGTTGGCCCGCCACATCAGACCGAACGCCCGCTCAATGAGCGGCTGCAGGAACTCGGCCTGGAACCGACCGAACATCGGC